CCGAGGCCGGCGGCTTCACCGAGGGCGTGCTGGTGCTGCGCAACGGCACGCTCATCAAGTTCGAAACTTACAACGGCGACCCGGGCAAGTACGAGGGCTGGGAATTCGGCGCGCGCCTGGATGGGCAACCGCTCAAGCGCCGCCCGGATGGCACGCCCATCCTGAACGTGGGCGTGGTCTGCGATGAATCGCTCACCTTGAAATGGCTGCGCATGATCGCCCGGCGCGCGCGGTATCGGAGCGCGAAAGTCATCTGGCCATTCACCCCGGTCAATGGCATCACGCCCGCCGTCAAGGAATTCTTGGGCACGCTCACCGTGGAAAGCTCTGCGCCGGCCGAGTTGCTCCCGAATGCGCACGTGGCCGGCTGCCCGCGCGGGCACATGCCGGTGACTGGCCGGCCGAGCTGGCCGCGGGGCAAGGTGATTTATTTCCACATCAACCGCCAGGCGGTCAACGGCTACTACGACATCGTGAAGAAGGATTGCGAGGGACGCGTGACGGATTACGTCGAGCGCATCGCCTACGGCTTCGCCCGGGACAACATCGGCCGCGCCTTCCCGCAATTCGGCCGGTGGAACATCGTCGATGAAAAGGATCTGCCGAAGACGGGCACGAACTACATCTTTTGCGATCCGCACGATCGGCGGGCGTGGTTCATCACCAAGGTGCGGGTGACGCCCGGCAGCGAGCCGGACATCTACATCACCGGCGAATGGCCAGACCTTCCGACGCACGGCGAATGGGCCAAGCCGACCGAACGCGAGACGAGCGACGACACCACCAAGGGCTGGGATGGCGACGTCGGCCCCGCCCAATGGGCGCGCGTTGATGGGATTGTCGGCTACAAGCGGGTGTTCCGGGAACTGGCCCGTGAGCCGGTGGCGGATTATTACATCGACTCACGCGCGGGGCCTCGGCCGCACATCGACGAGCAGGGGCAGACCTGCACGGTCTGGGAATTCGAGAAGGACCACGTGGACCTGGAGACCGGCCAAACGCTCGGCCCGATCTTCTTTCGCATGGTGAGCGGCGAGCGCATCGACCTAAACTTGATCCGCGAGATGCTGGCCTGCCGGCGGGATGAGAATGGCGTCATCACGCGCATGCCGCGCCTGTTCGTGCTGCGCAGTTGTCATCAGCACATCTGGGCGTTGGAGAATTACACCGGCAAGGCGGGCGAGCAGGGCGCGAGCAAGGACCCCATCGACAACCTCCGTTACATCGTCGGCGCGGACCTGTTCCACGTCGAGCCCGGCGCGCTGAAGAGCTGGCGGCCGGGCGATGATGATGAAGCAAATGACCAATGAACGAGAAAAATCAGCTATGAGCGACGACTTTGGACCACCTAACTGCCCGAAGTGCGGTTACGCCCACCAGCCGACGCTAAACTGTCAGGCTCCAAGCGAATTGGCTCAAGCGCCGGGTGCGGCGACCGGCCTGACGATAACAATCGTCGAACACCCGAGAGGCTATCTGATGCGAATTGAGCATGATGGAGCCGCAATGACGCTCGACCGCGCCGAAGCTTTTGACCTGTACGAAAAGCTCTCTGCAAAACTAGATATTGAAATGAACGGAACCGATGAACAAGGACAAGCATGCCATGATTGAGCGGAGCGGGGTCCGCCTCTCGCTCATCGGCGTGCCGCCCAGCAGCGTGCTGGAAGTGTGCGACTGCTGTCATGAGGAATTGCCGCTGCGTGAAGTGCAACTGGTAGACGGCGCGTTGCTCTGCCGCAAATGCCTGTCGACGCCCGAGGAGGATTGGAACCGACAATGACAACTGAGCGAAACCCCACAGCCCTGCTCCGCCGCCGCGAAGTGATGGCGCTGGGCTTGAATGCCAAGCTTCTGGCGGCCTGCACCGTGGTGGTCAACAGCGCGGCCGACCTCGACAAGCTGCCTGCCCGCACCATCGCCGCCATCCGCCTCGAGCGGCCCGATGGCAAACGGACCAAACTGCTTTACTTCGCGAGCACCGTGGCGGTGTTCGTGCCACGAAAATGACGCTTTACGTTTCACGTTTCACGTTTTACGCTCCCCCCCGACCGGGCATTAACTGACACCTGAGCCATGCCCGCATCCGCCAGCAATCCCGAGGTCGAAGCCAAGTTCCCGCTGCTCTTCGCTGATGACACGCCAAACGTCGAGGAACAGTTCAAGGAATTCCAACGCGCCGGCGGCGTGTCCGTGGTGGCCGTGCAACGGGACCGCAACGAGCGCATCCGCTATAACCGCTGGAAGGGGCGCACGTCGGATTTCCGCAAGCATCGCCGGGCCATCGGCAAGGAGGCCGTCCCGTGGGAGGGCGCCTGGGATGGTCGCGTGCACCTGGCCGATAACATCATCGAGGACCTGGGCGATGTGTGTTCGAGCGCGTTCGAACGGGCGCAGCTCAAGGTCAAGCCCACCGAGGTGGGCGATCTCGACCAGGCGGGTATCACCGAGAAAATCATCAACAAGTATCGGGATCGGATGCGGGCCGACTTGCGCGATGAGGCGGAATACCTCTGGCAATTCGGCTTGAACGGCGGCTCCAGCGTGTTTCAGGTGGGCTGGGATTACGAGCTGGCCATGAAGAACCAGCGGGTGAACATCGAGGAATTCCTCCAGGCCGCGCAGATGGCCCAACAGGCGCTGTCCGCGATGCCCGCCGCCGAGGTGCCCCCGGAGATGGTCGAGAAGATGCAACAATTTGCCATTCTGCCCCAGCTCATCCTGGACCCGGAGATGGTCGATGCCGCGGTGGACATCCTGCGGATGTTCGCCCGGGACATCGCCGGGCAGCTCTACGCGGAGCAACGCGAGGAATACGGCTCGGATTTCCTGCGCGATTACGAATTGAGCGCGAGCAAGGCCCGGCATGTCATCGGCGAATTGCGCAAGCGCGGCCACGCCCGCCTGCCGGTGCCTTACGTGGCCAAGAACCAGCCGTGCGTGACCGCCCGCGAGGTCGGCTACGATTACTTTTGCCCCCCCGAGATGAACGGCTGCCAGGACAGCCCGTGGCACGCCGTCCGTGAATGGCTCACCCCGGAGGATGTCTACGCGCGCGTCCTGTCCGATGGGTGGGACCCGGATTGGGCGGAGGAAGCGATCAAGTCGGCCGGGCAGACCAGCTACTGGGGCGACGTGGCGGCCATCAGCGACACCACCAGCTTCGATTCCGATGACGAGGTGGACAGCTACGATTGGCAGGCGCAGAAGTCCGAAAACGGGCTGATCGAGGTCGTCCATTTCTACAAGCGTTACATCACGCAGGAGCGCGTGCGGGAAATCTGGTGTACGGTCTGGTGCCCGCACGTGATGAAGGACCCGATGAATCCCACCGAGCCCATCTACGCGAAGCATTATCAGTACGAGGATTTGCCGGACAAATATCCGTTCTGCGGTTTCCGCTGGCAGAAGAAGAAACGCGCCTTCATGAACGCGCAGGGCATCCCGCAGATCGTCGGGTCCGACCAGTGGGCGATCAAGACCAGCATCGACATGCTGATGGACCTGGAGCAGGCCACGGTGTCGCCAGAGTGGCTGGTGGACCAGCGGCTTGGGCTGCGGTTCAAGGTCGGCCCGGGCGCGCAGATCCCGCGGCGGCGCGCGGGCGACGTCGAGAAACAGCAGGCGCCCAAGGGCAACCCCGAGCTGGCCATGAACCTGGTCGAGATGACCATGAAACGGGTCTCGAATTATTTTGGGCTGATGAACGAGCACGTGCTGCCGGCCAAGTGGCAGAGCAAGCTGCAGCGGTTGACCGAGCGTTACCTCGGCACCTGCGCGGAGATGTGGAGCATGGTGCTGGCCATGATCCAGCGCCGGGCCGATCCCGCGGAGCTGGCGCGCATCGCCGGGATGGAGGTGCCGCTCTCGGATGACCTGGCGGAGATCGCCGGCGAGTACGACGTGGCGCTGTTCTTCGATGTGAAGGATCTGGACATGGAATTTGTCTGGAAGAAGATCGAAGCCTTCACGAAATGGGTGTTGCCGGCGGACAAGGCGGGCACGGTCGATTACTCGAAGTTCGTCCAGCTCATCGCCAGCGCCATCGACCCGACGTGGTCACAGGCGCTCGTGCGCGAGGGTCCGGCCGCCAGCCAGGCGATCTTCAACGACACGCGCAATGCCATCGCGCTGATGCGAGCTGGCAACCCTCCGGACTTGACGGAGGCCAATCCGATCGCCAAGACAGAAATGGATTTTGCGAATCAAATTATTTACGGTGATGGCAACGGCGCTGGGGGCAATCCGATTTATCAGCAGGAATTGGCGCCAGAGAGTGGAAAGTTCAATCCTGTCTTCGCGCAACACCTCAAGACGTGGCTCGATAATCGGATGCAAAGTCTCAAACAGGATGAAAATGCCCAAACGGGGCGCCTTGGCGTAGCCGCCAGTCAGGGAGCGCCTTCTCCTGCTTGATGGAATGGAGAGAATGCACTCCATGAAAATCTGTTCTGTTCCGGAATGTGGACGGGAGCACCATGCGAGGGGACTATGTAATGGCCATTGGCAGCGTCTTCGTTGATGGTCGGGTGTTGGCTAAACAATACGGAGTCTCCTATCCAGTAATCTTCGACATTCGGCGGCGGCGCAGGTATCGGCACATTTAAGTTGATTCTATGGCGAAAACACCAATGCCAGATGACGTGAAAAGAATTTACCGTCTGGGCGAGGCGCTGGGCGCGGTGCCGGAGTCCGGCCGGGCGGCCTTGCGTGAGGTGCTCAAGGAACATTTCGATGGCTCCCACGAGTTCGCCACCGACCCGGAGACGCATCCGGACAAGCGCCCGTTCTGGTGCGGCGCCAATCATCAGGTGACCTGCCTGCGCGAGGAAATCGAGGACCTGCTCACCGGCGCCTGGCGCAACTGGGAACAGATCAAGCAATGGCGTGAGGACGGCGGGGAGGAAGAGGAGTGAAATACCTACCTTGTAATTTAGCGCCCGTTAGCTCCCTTTAGCGCCCTTTAGCGCCCTTTCCGATCACCCGCTCTTGTCAACTCGGTGATTCCCACCCGATAAGCGCACCCAGCAAATTCCGTTTCTGGGTGTCGGATCCGCAAAACCCTGTTGCCTCACTTGCCAGGCTCAAAACAAGCGCATGTCTAAGAAGACGCCATCGAGCACTTCAGCGGGGACCACGGTCAACCCCGTCGCACAGCCCACAGCGCCAGCCGCTGCCGCACCCGCGGCGCCGGCTCCAGCGCGGGCCAAGGCCAAAACAACCGCGGGTCCGGCGGAAACGCCAGCGACCGATGCAGCGGACTTCGAGCAGGAAGCCAGTGCGTTCCTCCAGGAGTCCATCAACATCGGGTCCGATGCCGAGGATCTGGAACTGGACGCCGCCCTCGCGGGCAAGGCGAACCGGGCCAATCCCGCTGCGGACACAACGCCCGTCGCTGATGATGCCCCCGCGGAGGACCAGACATCTGGCGAAGATACCGCGGCCATCGAAGCGACCGGGGACACCCCAGAGCAAGACGATTCTGCCGAAAACGACGAGACCGACGATTCCGACGATCCCGAAACTTCCGAAACCGAAACCGAAACCGAAACGGACACCGAAGTTGATGACGAGGCCGTCAAATGGCCCAAGAGCTACCTGCGCCGCATCAACAAGCTGACCGAGAAAATCGAGCGCCTCGAGGAACAAGCCAATGAAGCCGCCCAACTCCGCGAGGAGAACGACCGGCTCAAGGCCAATCCCGCGCCCGATGGATTGGGCAGCAGCTCCGCTGCGGTGACCTCCGAGGAGCAGACGCTCCAGCAACAACTCGCCAAGGTCGAGGAGACCCTGGACTTCATCGAGGCGCACCCCGAGGGGGCGACCATTGGTGAACGGCAGTGGAGCCCCGAGGAGTTGCGCCAGCAAAAGCGCGCGTACGAACGCAAGATGCGCGAGCTGGAGGCCGGCATGGTGGATGCCAAACGGCGGCGCGCCGAACGCGCCAAGGCGCTGGCCCAGCGATTGGCCGAGCGGCATCCGTGGATGAAGGATCGCAAACATCCGGGCCACGCCCGGGTGGAGGAAATCGTGCGGATGTACCCGGCTTTCCGGGACATCCCGGAGGCGCGCACCATGATCGCCGATCACCTGGCCTTTCAAGGCTTGTTGGATCGCATGGCGAAACAGGGCGCCAACGGAAACGGGAACGGCAACGCGAACGGACCCGCCAACGGCAAGCCAGCCGCGAACGGTAACGGGCACAAGCCCGCGCCGCCGCCGCCCCGGCCGCCCGCGCGAGGCCCGGGCAAGCCCGCCGCCACCCCCATGCCGGTGAACGGCCGGCGGGCCTCGTTGCAACAGGCGGAATCGCGGTTTCTTGACTCGGGTGACCACGAAGCGGGCAAGACCCTTATCTCATCTCTCCTCGGCGACGACTGACGCGTGTGCGCCAGCGGTGCCGTTCTTCGCCAGTGACACAACAAAATGTTACTGGAACGAAATCAAGTCGGTAAACGGGAGATGTTGGCCAACATCATCGCCCGCGTGGATGCCAAGAATACCCCCGTGCAATCCATGATCCCGAAGGGGGAACCTCTCACCAACACCCTCGTCGAATGGCAGGCGGATGACTTCGAGGATCCGCACTCGGACATGGCCGCCGAGGATGGCGTGGATGTGGATTCGTTTTCGAACGCGTCCCCGAACCGCGCGCTCCTGCAAGGACGGGCCATGAAGATTCGCGACAGCGCGATGGTCTCGGACTTCGCCGAGGAAGTCTCGGACGTCGCCGGCCTGAGCAAGGGCGAACTGGCCGAGAGCATCATGAAGAAGCTCAAGCGCCTGGCCCGCGCCATCGAGGCATTCATCTGCGGAGACCAAGAGGCGCAGGTCGGCGCAGCCGGCGTGCCGGACCAGTTCCGCGGATTGGGCGTGTGGATTCAGTCCACAGCCCAGGCGGTCTATCCGGTGCCCACCCAATTCCTCACCCCGGCGGCGAGCATTGACACCACGGCCATGGCGTCCGTCACGGATACCATCGTGGGCGACGTGCTGGAAAGCGCCTACACCAAGAGCGGCGACATCAGCGAATTCGAGCTGATTGCCGGACCGAAATTGCGCAGGGCCTTGAGCGCGATGGTCACGAAGGTGAGCGGTGCCACCAATACCTTCAGCTACATCCGCACGTTCAACACCGAGTTCAAGGGCAAGATCGGATCGGTGGTCCAGCAGTTCGATGGCGACTTCGGGCTGATCAACATCCATCCCACGCTCTGGAATGCGCATGTGAACTTCGGCGGAAGCGCGGCGGCCAACCTGCGCCGCGGTTACCTGCTCCGCATGAAATTCCTCTCCATGCACTACAAGCGCATGCCGCGGGTGAAACAACTCGAAGATCGTGGCGGCGGCCCGCGCTTCCTGTGCGACGCCGTGCTGAGCTTCAAGGTCACCAACCCGCTCGGGCTCGGCGCGTTCAAGGCCACCACGTAACCCTGAACCGTAAAACGTAAACCGTAACTTCAAACGAACACGATTATGAACAAGAGAATCATCAAACGACAAGCGGGCTTCTGGTTCCGCTTTTCCTCGCTGCTCATGCTCCTGGGCATCCTCACGATCACGCTCATGGGACCCTTCCCGGCGCGCGCGGTGGACATCCAGGCGCTGCCGCTGGAAACCCGGGCCTCGGGCGATTTCACCCACGCCGCTGTGGTCACCTGGGACGACCTCAACGCCGCCGATGCCTCCGCCGTGGTGCTGCAATTATTCGCCATCCCCACCAACAGCTACATCGACAAGGTAGGCTGGTATGTGGAGGAAGCGTTCACCAATGCCACCTATGCCACCGGCGTGGACGCCGGCAGCAATCTGGTGGTGACGGTGGGAGTCGGTGGGACCACGAACGCCTTCTTTGGTTCGAATACCATCATCGCCGCGCGGGCTCATCTCTCCACCAACATGCTGGTGCCGTACCGGGCCACGACCAGCACCAACCAGCTGATCGCCTGTTTCAGCGACGGTTTGCAGGCCACCCAGGTGGATAACTATCTGGTCGGTAAGATTCGCATCTATTTCCGCGTCGTGCAGCTCTCCAAGCTGCGCCTGTAGTGGAGTTCACCTGAACGGGCGGGCGGGTGTTGAACCTGCCCGGTCCATCCGCCCGCCGTTCAAGCCAATCTGTGAAACGTGAAACGTGAAACGTAAAGGAACCATGAAGAAAGCCGCTCAAGTTGAAGAAGCGCCGTCGCCGCTCAGGGACATCGCCGCCGAGGTGGCAACCATCAAGGCGCTCCTCGCCCAATCGCCCGCCGCCATTCCGAAGAAGGCGCGCGAAGCCCTCGACCGCATCGAACAGCTCGCCACCGGCAACTAGGCATGTCCGCGCTCCAGAACATCGACCTGGCCGGGCTGGACCCCGCCACCCTCGCCGCGCTCGAAGAAGTGGCCCGGCGCGAGCATCTGCTGCTGGAGCTGCAGGAGCAGGCCATGCAGGAAGCCTTCGCCCGTGAGCATCCCGAGATGAACGCCGTGGAGGGCCTCGGCGAGGTGCGCCGCAACATCAGCGCGTTCGCCTACCACGACTGGGCGATGAAGGAAGGCACCTACGATTGCTGGGCGGACAAGGGGTTCAACAAATACATCGACCGCCTGGCGCCCGAGACGCGCGTGAAATGCGCCGCACCCCGGAGCGGCAACGGCCTGCCCTTGATGGTGCCAGTGGCCGAGGTGCCGTGGGAAGGCAACAAGCGGTTCACCAAGAACTACGGAGTGATTTGATTTTGTGAGACCACGAAAGACACGTTTGTGAGACCACGGAAGACACGGACAACACGGAACAATAACGATGGCTTCGGCAAGCCCGCGCCCGCGGCCCTCCTCCGTTTCCGTGTCTTCCGTGTTTTCCGTGGTTAACCCCGCATGATTACGATCGACGCAGAGCGCCTGTTCAATGGGGTCAACGAGCTGCTGGCCGGCAAGAGCGAATTGCCGCCAGTCCTCGATTGGTATCCGTTGCGCGGCCACATCGATCTCGCGCTCGGCCAGGCGTGGAATTCCGAGTGGTGGCAATTCCTCATGCGGGGCGAATATCGTTACTTTCGCGATCTCTGGCTGGCCGCCAGCACCTATGACAAAGGCGATGAAGTCTACGACGCCGCCACCCAACAGTACTTCCAATGCCTGCGCAATACGGTGACTGGCGCCGGCCAGAGTCCCACCGATTCGAATGGCGACGAGCGCAGCGATTACTGGGCCCTGTGCAAAACCTCCTACGCCGGCGCCAACTGGCTCACCGGCACCGTCTACGCCGTGGGCGACATCGTTTACTACCCGGTCGACGACACGTATTACCAGTGCCACACCGCGCACACCTCCAGCGGCACCCTGGTGCCGGACGCCAGCGGCGCCAATGAACGCTGGGGCGCGCTCACGCCCTTCGAGCGATATGTGGATTTCTCGCAGACCGGCAAGACGCTCATCGGAAATGTGTACGACGTGAAGGACGCCAACCCGCGCGTGAACCGGAACTGGACTTCGCTCGACCACGAAACCCTGGAGGATCGTGTCTA